TGCGGTCATAGCTGCCAGCGTTGTGGCCGACCCAGACACGCCCATCTGTGAATGCGCGCCTGAGAATATCTTTGATGGCAGCTTCATCGCCGGGCTCACAGAATCGGGAGTGCCCATCTGCAGAGAGGAAGCTGATACCCACGGCCCTCGAGTTCTGGTGCACGAATCCATCAGCAGCCTTGCCACTTGGGTCAAGGTCAGGGATGGCAATCGCCAAGGTACGAAGCGCACAAGTCATGGGCTCGATGCCATCCGTCTCGACATCGTAGGCCCAGAAGGGTGCAGGCTGAGCGAGCCACTGCTGAAGCTCGTAAGGGTCAGGTCGCCACAACGTATCCGGTGCCGTCCACCTCAACGTGTCGTTGAACCAGCGGAATGCCTTGGCTACATCCGAGTGGAAGACACTGCGCCAGCTGGGTGAGCGAAGCACAAAGGCAGGATGCAACGTCGGTAGTGCACGTTTACCATCGTCCATGCGAAGAGGGCCGCCCCTACTTCCGAAGATGCTCGATGAGTTGCCAGTGACTGAGGCAGTAGCTGTGCGTCCCATCGTCAGCACAGCGTCGTATCGCTCAACCGTAGCCTTCAGCCTGGGAGCGCAGCACTCTGATGGGTGGGGGATACGGGACTCGCCATCTACCGCGCGCTTCTTGTTGAGCTTATCAAGCTGCCGGTCAAGTCTGCGCCACGCACCTGATGCCTGGCCAGGAGGTTTGCAGCTCACCACACAGTCAAGGTCAATATCTGTCCGCTTCTTACCGCAGCAGGACAAGGCATGGTTCCACTCAGCACCGCTGCGCCCGACAAGCGGCCTACCATGGGTCACTTCATCCGGGCCGGGAGACTCCGCAACGGCGAGAACAACGGCGCCCCGATGGAACTCAGGTCCCACCGGTTGCCAGTCGTCCTTGCGAAGAACACCCGACGAGCCTGGGCCGAGCGGACATTCATCACACTTGGCACCATGGTCTCGTGGGTCGTACTTCACGTCGTCTCAGCGAGGTCCAGGGGAAGAGGGTCACCACCACCGGACCTCTTGGCAGTGGTGACCCGAGCAGAAGTCGGGCACGTAAACATGACAAGACATGCACCGACCTCAACTCATAGCGTTAGCTCACGATGTTCTGCGCAGCACTCGGGGGCGGAGGCAGAGACACGCCAGCCGTCGGGGTAGGTGCTCCGTTGACGGGAGCAGCCGGTGCTGCCGGGGCAGCCTCAACCGCAGGCTTGATGTCCTTGCCAGCAGCAACCAGAGCCTCATAGCGAGTCTTGGTGACCCACTGCTCAATGTTGCTGTAGCTACCCTGCACGCCGCGCTGACCTGGGATGAACTCGACATAGCCCTGACGACCGCCGTTCTTACCAGCCAAGAACCAGGCGTCGTTGACCTCATCCGCGTTCTCGATGTCCTCGGCGCTGTAGCCCAGAGACTCAAGGATGGTGCGAAGACCAGCCATACGACCACGGGTCTGGTTATCGGTCAGGCCAGGGAGAGGCTGTCCGTTGTCGTCGAAGGCGAGATGAACAAACGTGAACATCTTGAAGCCGTTGTCGAACTGGACGTGGAAGCGCCGAGTGCCAGGCTTCGCCTCCGGCTTGGTCTCGATGTTGACGATGTTGACGGCGTAGAAGCCAGCCTCGGGGGCGGACGAACCGAAAGAGCTGACGCCCTTGAAAGCGTTACCGGGAATCTTGATAGCCATGAATGGCTCCTTATCAGTTGTGGTGGACGTAAAGTCCGGGGGGATGGACGCGAGGTCCGAGGTCCAGACGACAAAATGTCATCAGGATGCGGGAGGCGGAGGGGGAAGCGACGGACCAGTAGAGTTGTCCGCTACGGCTTCCTCAGCCACGAAGTCGAAGAGAGAGCGTTGTGCCCGAAGCTGCAGCACACCACGAGCGATGCCGTCCTGGCAGGCCCAGCGAAGATGAAGCTGATGCTCGGTACGCCCCGCCGTGGCAGCTGTGACTGCCTCGCGGGATGACGCGCCTTGGACCATGGCGGCTGCGACTGCATCGGCCACGTCATCCTGCCACTCGAGTCCAGGCACACGGTCAAGCTTGTAGTTGCTCTGGCTCGCCCGCAGTATCTCGCGCATGTTGGCAGGTGTCTTGTCGTAGCACACACCCGTCCGGTCGCCTGTGACCCACTCGGAGTCGGTGGGGTCGCAGTAGTAGATGGCCGGGAACCATGGGTCCGGGTACGTCGGGTCAATCATGGCCCGCACATTGATGTCGCACCACGATGGAATCGTCTCGACCTGATTGCGGCTGGGCACATCAGGACCACCGGGGCAGAAGCGCCCATCTATGTTTGAGCCAGGCAGACGCTCATGGAACGTCATCAGCAGGTGAACGCCAATGTGACGAGCCAAGCTGGAGATCTCAAGCAGGTGGCGGTTGAGCTCCTGGTACTGGTAGAAGCGGTCCTTCTTACCTGAGCGTCCCGTCGGCGCGTTCTCTTGCCAGTACAGCATCGACTGCTGGCACAGGTGGCTGGCGTCATCGATGATGATGGCACCGTAGGCTTGCGCATCACCTGAGTCACCGAGGTAACTAAGCAACCGCACCAAGTCCGGTAGCATACGCGGGCTGGTGGGGTTGACGCTCGGGGTGAAGCCCAACTCGTTCTGCGCTACCAGGGACACAGCAGAAGGCACACCCAGGCAGAGAGCCGTCGGGAATGTAGCCAGCGCGTCCGAGGTCTTCTTGTTCTTGGGCTTGCCATACACCGTGATCATCACGGACGGCAACGCGCCTTCAAACGTAGTCATGCGAGGTCCTTTTGTTGATGGCCGAGTGTCAGAGCTCGACCTGTTGTCAGTCAGTCTTATAGAGATAGCGGAGCCACAGAGGCTCGTCAAGAAATGAAATCAGATTGCGGCAGAAGGCCCATAGGAACAGAGTTTTAGAGCAGCGCACTTTCCATATCGTCCGACACAGGTTGTCTCACTTTGCGCTTTTGGCCAGTCCCAAAACCCCGGACACTCGAGGTCAAGCCGAGCCATCTGATGCTCTGCTCGCCACAGCATCTGAGCGAAGTGCCCGTCTCGGTGAGGGGTCGCTGGAACAGTGGGCCTTGCGACTCGCCAAGGCTCCTGAGTCTGGATGAGGTTGAGCGCCAGGCCGCCGAAGTTTCGCTCGTACAACTGCTTGCCCATGATGCGGAAAGCAGAGAAGCCACCATCGATGGAGTAGCCGACGACACTGGTGCCCAGCTTGACCATGGCTTGGTGCTTGTGGTCCCAGATGTAGACGCGGTTCGAGCGGTCGCTTGTCACCATGTCGAGCCGTCGAGTCAGGACGATGGCCTTGTCGTGATCATCGTGACCAGGCACATCGAGCGGTGTTGTCTTAATGACCTGGCCATCCCACGCCATCACCTCGTCACGAGAGCGGTCGAACTCCGCCTCCTCAAGAGCGACGACCCACAAGCCCCACTGGTTGTCTTTCTCCCCCAGTACCGCCGTGACTGGATACTCAACCTTGATCACAGTGCCCGGAGGCTCAGGGTTGGATGCCAGGTAGCGGCGGAATGTATCCGTCATTCTTTCAATGTGCTCATGCCCAGCCTTGTTGCGGTCGCACCATTCATGGACTGCATCCTCGGGGCTGAGGAACACGTCAGGGTCGTCGTACCACTGGGTGTCTACCCACACACCGAGCGAGCTCCGCGCTCCCCAGATAGCGTGCTGGTGTGCCTGCATGACATGACCCATGCTGCCCCTGGTCAGTGCGTCTGCAGGGATGAGGTCAAGGTTCAGGCGACTGTCATACGCGAATAGCTGCGGGCACTTGAAGAAGTTCCCGACGCGCGACCAGCCTCGGGCACTGCGCCCTGCCTCGATGAGAATCTTCTCGCTCATGCTGCCCCCAGCTTGCTGACGATAGAGTCCAGTAGGCCCGCCTTGTCTTCGAGACCCAGCAACTTCTCGTCCAGCCCACGAAGCTCGTCGGCACGGAGGAAGGATTCAATGGGACCGAACTTGTCCACAAGGATGTCCACCACCCGCTCATCATAGGTGCTCACAGCTACGGGAACCTTGAGCAGTGTGGCGCTACCGCCGAGGCGGTCGAAGCGTCCCTTCCACTGCATGAAGTCGCCGGGCTTCCAAGGAAGCATAGCGAAGATGGCGAGGTCCGCAGTCTGCATGCCGTCAACACCGGTACCGACACTCTGACCCGTAGCAATCAGGCAACAGGGACCTGACGACTCGCGGAAAGCATCGATGATACCGTCTCTCTCCGATTCAGGCACACCGCCGTGCGCCATCCAGACTGGGACCTCACCGAGGGCCTCGTCCCCACGAGTTACCGCCCTCCTCACTTCGTGTGCCCACAACTCGGTTTCCCTACGCCGAGCCGTGAACACAACGACCTTACCCCCACCTTTGAGACCTTCCTTAACCTCGTCGATGACGTAGCGTCGCTTGCGGCTACACGCCTCTGCAAGACGCGCCTCCACTACACGGGTACGTGCATCTTCATTCCCTGACTTCACTTCCTTGGCGAGACTCTTGAGAGCCTGCCCAAATGTCTTGTCATCGTTCCACCGCTCAGCCCGATTGAGCTCCGTGTTGCTGAGGTAGACAACCTGTACCCTGGTATCCGGTAGAGCCGCATGACTCTCGCTGTAGGGCACCTCGTGGAAGAGGTAGCTACATCGATGCTTCAGCTCCGTCATGTTGCTGCTGCCTGTGTCATCGAGACCACCGTACTGACCAGGCCGCGCGTCGCAGTATCGCTGTGCGAACTTACTGTAGCTGTGGCTAAACCCGCCAGGACTGAGGAGGTCAAGCTGAGACCACAGGCGACGGGGCCTACCGTCATCCAATGGCGTCGCCGTGAGGCCCATGCGTAGCTCAAGACATTCCAGTCGGCTCACGTCCATGGCAGCGACTGCCCGGTTCTCTCGGTCTACCTTCGAGCCCCTGCGTTCGCTTGCGGCAGTCTTTCTGCGCTCGAAGGATACAGTGCCATCTGCCTGCTGAATCGCCTTCCAACGCTTGCGGCTACCCCAGATGTGTAGCTCATCGAAGATGACAATCGACGGGCTGACTGCGTGCACGACGTCCATGTTGTCTGAGAGCGACTCAGCGCCCATGACGACGAAGGGCCGAGCGTTGTTGATACGACAATCCTGCAGGTACTCAGCCAGTGTCGGGTCCTTCTTCTTGCGCTCAGATACGGGACGTACCCGGAAGGGCTTGAGTGTTGTGTACTCTTGTACCTGCGACCACCAGACATGGCGAGCCTTGGCTGGCACGATGACAAGCACCGAGCCAGTCCGGGCTGTCACAGCCATGATTGCACCAAGAGTCTTACCGGCACCGGCACTCCACACGTTGAATGCCCATGGCCGATCCTGTGCCCAAGCCACACCCATGAACTGGTACGGGGTGGCGATGTCAATGACGCGTGACCGTAGCTCGCCCCGGTTGACGGCCCCTACGGCCAGCCGCCTTCCCTCTTGCTCCATTGCCGCGCGCCCTTCGTCTGAGTTGTCCCAGCCATTGATGGCACCTGTGCAGACTCCCCATGCCTCGTACTGCATACCCGCGTACGTGAGTTCTTGTCCGATAAGCCAGGCACCATGCAGTGGTACGTAGATCTCGCACTCAGTCAGGTTCTCCAAGTCGCTATGCGGTGTCTTCTCGATACGGAGACGGCGCTTGCGACCGACCCCGCGCTGATCAACCCAGCGTTGCACGCCCCATGCAAGTGTACCAGGCACGGACGATTCGAGTCCCTGCAGGAAGTCCCACTTGCCTTGAGCCTCGACTGTGATGCTGTAGTGCGGTAGGTCCCACATGCCTCAAATACTAAGGGAGGGTTGCCACAGTGTCAAGCCTAAGAGTTGACGTGGTGCTTCGAGACGGCTACCATAACGGTGGTTACCCAAGGAGATTTCATGTCAGACAGTGCGTTCATTCGCTTCGTTAGTCGACATCGACAAGCCCGTAAATGGAGCATCGCGGAGCTGGCACGCCGCTCGGCTCTGAGTCAGCCAGAGGTCAGCCGCATCGAATCAGGCCAGCGCCTACCGACTATTAGGCACGTTAAGGGGCTGGCCGAGGCTTTCTCCGAGTCACCCGTTAAGGATGCGTCTGAACCATCGAAGTACAGTGGGTGGCTTGTCCAGCTTGTCGACCTTGGGGAGCGCGCCCGTATGGCGGCTCGTTCTGGTCCTGGTCGATGGATGCGCCGTGCTACTGTGGAGGTTGAGGAATCATGATGTCATCCACCGACACATTCGTCCGTGCCATGGTCGTGGCAAGCGATGCTGTGAATCTTGTAGCCGCGCTCAAAGACATGGGCTGGGACGATGCTGAGATCAAAGCCACTGACGACGATGACGGCTATGAGCTTCACATCGCGGGAGCCCGCGTTGCTGTAGGTGTTTCTGACTACCCCGAAGATGCCATGGAAGAGCTTGTCAGCCGTGTCGCGGATCTGTTCCTGCTGGACGTGATTGAAGCCTGACCATCTTGGTGCTTAGCTACATCTCAGGAGCGACAACGAGGGTGTACGTGAACTGAGCACCGTATGTCTCGGCAGACTTCTTCGCGATGTTCATG